ACATCCTGTTCTGGTATTCTAAAGAACGGGCTGTCATTATCAACAAATTGTGAGTCTCCTCCAGGAGTTAACGTAGCGTCGTCATGGACTGTTTGTCTTCGTTCATTATAAGCCTGCAAAACGCCTACGGTTGTCCACGGGTCTGCGTCAGTTCCTGATCCAACGTGAGAACCGGCTACATGCAGATAAAAATTATCTGTCTGTGTTATACCTGAAACGGCATCCTCGACGAAAACAGATAGTTGGGAATAGTCCCAAGTACCGCCTGTGAAATATTTAGCATTAGTTCCCAGAGCTGTAGATCCTAAAGTCTCCATTGCATACATCCTCTGAAGTGAATCGGCTGGAACAGAACCTGGTACAGCATAAGCTTCCCCTTTCATTTCTGAATTTAGATTCAATCGTAAGTTCTTAGCATATCTTCCTATTGACCCTTTGACCACACCAGCTTCTTCGCGAAGTTCCTCTCGAAGGTAATGCGCCATACGAACTGCATTTCTGGTCTGCCAATTTGGATTGGCTGTGAAAGTCTGCATAAACATAATCCCTGCATTCCCGGTATTTTGACCTTGAGGAGTTGTTACATTAATTAACAAATCATACATTAGGGGCTTTCCAGAATCGGAAACCTGTTTGTGATTCTTTCGGTCGACTTTGCTTAATTCAGCGGCAGTGTCCAGGTACACAGCTGCACCTGATCCAGTGTTTATTACACTCATTATTTTGTTACTCATAAAGTGCGCAACGCTATTTTGCTATTAAAAGTTTGCAAAAAAGCCCACCCACGATGCCCTAGCAGAGTCAGCATACACGTTTGCGTGTGAAAAATGAAGCATTTCTTCAGCCTCTCCTACGGGTGGCTATGCCCCTACCGAGAACTAAGGTCGAAAAACCTTTCGATTCTTTCTTCTCAACTTCTGACGACGAAGACGTCTCACATTATATTCATGATGTGATCGGTGACGCACACCGAAATCAGATAATGTTGGAAGCGGGATCGTCCAAACACGCTGCCTTCCCGCCTCCGTAGTGTCCAGAGTTTCTCCGGCCTCTCCTACGGTATGGCTCCTTGCACTGTACCCAATGTGCCTATGGTTCTGACATAAAGTTTTCTTTATTTTAGAAGCTACAGTTCTAGTCCTGATAGATTCTTCAATAACCAGATATCGTATTCTAGATCTATCAGCTGTAATGTATCGTGAACACACGACGCACTGATCGTCAGTCATTTCCAAAACCTGCGATTACGTTCATTACGGCATATATGACACAAAAACCCGCGAGATCGCGCGTGTGATTGCATTCCTTTTGTTTTCCTTGAACATCTAACACATGACCAAGGTATATTACCACCAACTCAATTCTGGTCGGGTGTAATCCCCACATAATCCGCACCAATTAGGCGGGTCACTCTTGGCGTCGTATCGGCATTTGCATATAGAGCATCTATAACTTCCCATGCCGTGTGGGTTTGGGATGGTTAATTTAACCTTGTCCCTTTTTTACCAAAAAAGGGACCCAAAAAAAGAACACTTTAAGTTCAATTTAAAATGATAGATGATGTCACTTCGTGACCTAAAACAGTTCATAATCTACCCGAAAATTGGGGTACTTTTCTCCAATATGTGATTTTAACTATTAATTAAAACACACATACCTACTTCAGAACCAGGGACAGATACAAACTTGTAACCAGGCTTACACTTCATTCCACGAAGTGGTTTGTACTGTTTAACCTTCGGTGAATATTTTTTGCCGCGGGTCTTCGGCTTGCTGGGAAGACTACTGCCTACCCGCGACTCTATAGATCCAATAGCTAAGACACTAGGTTTGTAGCTACTCGTTGTTGCAAAAGGTGGTGCACCAACTGGTGTGTCGACATAAATGCCGCCTGTTGGGGTATGCCCCCTGGTCCTATGATATTCTTCCGATCCAATATCAGGCGAACCTGGCCCGAAAACGGGCAGTAAGTCTTTGCCTGTAGTGGTCCATTTACTAAGTACACGGAAAACAACACTTCCAGCTGGACGAAATTGTTGTATCAAAGCCATCTAAAATCCCACCATCACAGTTACAGGTTCATGGACCATTGCGCCTGCTATGTACCCAAGTAAAAAACATAGCTTCTCATTTGGTATTTTCTTTGTTGCAGTTTCCATATTTACATCTCGTATGTTCCAAGACATTCTATTGAAAAAGCAACTTTAGCATTATCTGTACTAGGATTCAAATAAAACTTAACCAAACCAAGAGGTGCCTGAATTCTAAAAGTCTCTGTAGTCACTTGGTCTGGTAGTTCAACAACATGAACTGGTACCAAGGACATAGAATCTCCTTGTCCCGCACCGATAGATCTATCGTATGGAGGATTATCTTGTTCGTCTAAAGTAATCTGAACATATGCATCCTCTGAAACATCCTGTTCTGGTATTCTAAAGAACGGGCTGTCATTATCAACAAATTGTGAGTCTCCTCCAGGAGTTAACGTAGCGTCGTCATGG